AAAGTGTAAATCTTACCGGTTCCGTGTGGAAACCGATACAACATCTTTCACGGAGACTGTGTTTGATGATGCAATTCATGATTTTCGATCCGCGAAGAATGTTTCTGGTTTCGATCTTGAAAACAGTGATGGTATACTTGTTCGATTTAAATCGCTTAAAATACAGCGGTCACTTTTGGGACATATTTGCCATGATGTTCTTCAACCTAGTGGTTTCTTTTCAAAACGTTTGGACTTGATGGCACTCGTTCCACGCATTAGTGAGACTTTGAATGCTGGACCTCGTTGTACTTTTGCTGTCCCCGTTGGGAAACTTCAACTTACTGGAAATGTTAAGTACGCAGACGGGATTTATGCAGAGTATACTGCTCAGTTGTATACAACAGACATACCAGATCTTGCTCATGGTGATTGTGGGTCTCTTCTCGTGTTACGAGAAGATGGGGCTTTGCGTATTGCCGGGATATATGTTGCTGGAGATGTGAATACAAAGAAAAATTATTTCCAGCCAATAACGCGTAGTTTGATTGAATCTCTTTCTGGAGGGGTGGAGTGTAGAGGCTTTGCAAATTATCCACCTGTTGATCCTGAGGGTGAGATTGGAAGAAACATAACAAACCCTCTTCCAGCTTTGGGTAGATATTTGCATGCCGATAAACCCGGAGTTTCATGTATACCACCAAGTGAAATTAGACCTTCACCTTTGCAAGAAGAGAATAAAATGATTTTTGGACATGGACCTGCATCTGCACCGGCACAGTTGAATTATGCTTCAATGCAGAAGGCCGTTGATAAGAAGATGCATCATCCTGGTTTCTTTGATACAGCTATCCTGGAGAAGGCAGCAGATTGGGTTAAACAAGACTTGGCTGCACATATCCAGGAGTGCTCACGTATTTCGCTTCAGGCGTCAATTAATGGTGAGTCTCATTATGGTCAAGGTTCTAAGATGGCTATTGATACCTCTCCTGGTTTACCCTGGTCATGGATGAAAACTGCAGGATCGAAAGGAAAAACTGATCTTTTTGATTTTGTTGATGGTGAATGGCGTCCCAAGAAAGAACTTTCAGATGCTGTTGCTGACGTTGTGAATTGTAGGGAAAATGGTGAGGTGAGACCGGGTCTTTTTCGAGGCACTCTCAAGGATGAGAGACGTGAGTTAGAGAGGGTTCTTGACGGAAAAACACGTATTTTCACTGCAGGTTCCGCTGAAAAAGTCATAGCAGACAGAATGTTGTTTCTTGATTTTGTTGTGCAATTTAAGGAAGCAAGACTTAAGCTTCCACATGCGTATGGGATTAATCCAGAGTCGACAGAATGGCACGATATGGGAATGAAACACCGTATGATGGGGAAGAAGCATTTTGCTCTGGATTATTCAGGTTTTGACGCGTCGGAATCAATGCAACTCTTGCAAACTGTGTCAGAATGTGTCGCTTCAGTCTTCAAGGAAGAAGATAAGAAACACGTGATCTGTTCAGGTATTGAGAGTTTCAATCACTTTGTTGTGATCGATGGCGATTTGTTTCATTACCATCAAGGTAATCCATCTGGATGTACTATGACAACAATTTATAACACCATTGCAAATTGGATTCTTCTTTCTTACTCTTGGATCAAACTCGCAATTGCAGAAGGTGCTCCGTTGACACGATCACACTTTAAAGAAAATTGTGTGATACACGCGTATGGGGATGATTTCATT